ATAAGGAATAAATTATGGCACAAGATTTTAAAAGATTCGGAGATCAGGACGTAGGAACATCAGCAGTCACTATTCATACTAGTAATTCTAACGACGCTATAATTTCTATTCGTCTTGCAAATATAACAACATCAACAATAAATGCAGACGTATTTATAACATCTTCAGTAACAGGTGGTTCTCAAAACCACTACATAATCAAAAATGCGCCGATAGTTGCGGGCGGATCGCTCGAGCTTATAGACGGGGGAAGTAAATTAGTAATGCAAAACGGAGACGTAGTTAAGGCACAATCAGATACTGCAAGTTCATTAAGTGTCTGGATGTCTACAGTTGATGCAATAAGTTCATAGGAGTAATCATGGCGTACGTAGGAAATGCACCGAAACAAAATTTAAACACCATGAACTCTCAACAGTTCAACGGTGATAATTCAGAAACAAATTTTACACTTTCACAAAGTGTGGCCAACACTGCAGAAGTAGAAGTTTTTGTTGGAAACGTTAGACAAGATCCATTTTCAGCTTACTCAATATCTGGTGGTACAACTTTAGCTTTTACAGCGGCCCCTCCAACAGGAACTGGAAATATCTATGTAGTGTTCCAAGGTAAATCAGTCGGTAATGTTGAACCAGGAGCAAACAGCATTCAAGCAGGAATGATTTCTGCAATCAACGGTGGATATAAAAATTTAGCAACAGTTTCAGAATCAATAACAGTTGCTGCAACGGACAACATGATGTTATGTGGTCCAGTAAGTTTTACAGCAACAGTCACAGTGAATGGGACATTAACGGTAGTATAATATGGCAACATTATTTGTAGATAAACTAGACCCGCAATCAGGAACTAGTTTAGAAATAGGTAGTTCTGGAGATACAATCACAGTACCAACAGG